TGTTGAAGGGCTTTTTCAGCGGCGGACCTGGACTGGGCGCGTTACGCGTTGCCCGCTGGGAATTTGACGTGATGGAAGATGACCCGGAAGGTGATGCAAATACCGAGATCGGCGCGCATGGCACCGGGATTATTCTGCCCGCGCATGCGATCATCGTCGGTGGGTTTATGGATGTGAATACACCCTTTGCCAGCGATGGCTCTGCGACGGTTGCTGTGAGTGTGGAAGGTGCGAACGATATTCAAGCCGCCGCGGCCGTTTCCGGCGCGCCCTGGTCGACCCATGGGCGTAAGGCGATCATCCCCAAGGCGAACACGCCAGAGAGTACATCCGTGAAGACAAGCGAGCCGCGCGAGGTGACTGTGACTGTTGCGGTAACGGCGCTGACAGGTGGAAAGGTAACCGGCTATCTTTACTATGTTGAAGGGCTGGAATCGGCAGATCCGCCAGCGAGTTCTTAAGTGAGGTGAGGACATGGCTGCAAACATGACTGTATACGTTGATTTTGAATACTACGAAAACACCTATGGTGGAACAGCTGTGTCCTCTGCTTTATTTCACGGGCATGCAGTGCGCGCCAGCCGGATGATCGATCGATTGACGTTTGGGCGGGCAGCTGAGGCGATTGACGACGAAGCCTATACTGAGCCGATCAAATTGGCAACCTGCGCGGTGATCGACAGCATTCAGGAGATTAATACCCGGGCTGGACAGATCACTTCTGAAAAAGTGGGACCGCACTCGGTAGTCTACACAACGACACCTAACAGTTTACTTTCAGATGAAGCTCGGATGAGCCAGGCGGCTAAGCGTTACCTGGGCAGTACCGGGTTGATGTATCGCGGCTTTCGGATGAGCGGAAAGGCTTACAGGGACTGATGCAGACGAACGGCGACATGACCCACTACGCCCGGGCGATTGTGAACGGCGCTGAAAGCTGGACCCGAACGGTAATTAAAGATGTGTTATGGGTGAATACCAAGGCGGTGAACGTGATCCGATCAGGATTGCTGGACGCCAACGCGGTGGAAGTGTATATCCCAACACAGGGGCGAGAGATCGCAATCAAGCCCGGTGATGTGATTGTGAAGGGTGCGATCAGCCAGCCGCTTGATACTCAGTATTTGCTGGGTGACCTGAAGCGCGAATATGCGGACACAGTGACGGTGAAGAGCGTGGATCGGTATGATTTTGGATCACCTCATTTGCATCACCTGATGATTGGAGCGGGCTGATGGCGAAATTCAGAATTGAAACGCCGCGCGGGGTGGTATTTCATACAGATAGCGGGCGCGCTGAACTGAAGTGGAATGTGGGTTTCTCTGCCAAGTGGGAAGGTAAGTGCACCAAAGCGCAGGAACACCTGGAGAGTGAGATATTGAGGACATGCGAACCCTATATCCCACTTCAAACGAGCATGCTGGTCAAATCCGGCACGCTGGGGACGGAGATCGGATCCGGTGAAGTGAAGTGGATCGCCCCGTACGCCAAGTTTCAATACTACGGTAAGGTGATGATCGGTAAAGAATCACGATCTGCATGGGCGAAGCCAGGCGAAGAGAAGGAAGTCACAGATAAAAACCTGACCTATCACGGCGGCGGACAGCGCGGCGCGTTCTGGTTTGAGCGTGCTAAAGAAGTGCACCTGGCGGAGTGGGAAGAAGGCGTGCAGGAAAAGTTGGCTGGAAAATGAGCGAAATACTGCCTGAGACGATCATAGAGGGGATCCGCGATTACATCCGCACCTACACGGGGTTAAAAGAAGGCGCGCCGGTGTGGGTGGAGAGGCTCGGTAACGAGCCGACTGAGTATGCGGTGCTGCCGCTGGCAGGGCGGCGGGTGGTTGCTGAATATATCACAGGTAAGCGCGTGATGGAGTACAGCTTTGCATTTCGCAGCATGGAAAGCACGGCGGATGACCTGGTACGTATGGAGAATAATGGCTTTTATGAGAGCTTTGCACAGTGGTTGGATGATCAGACCGATGCTGGCGACCTGCCGGATTTACCGGCGGGGATGTATGCGGAGGGGATCGAAGCGCTGGGCCAGGGCTTTTTGTTTCAGGAAGGCAACAGCGACACTGGGATTTACCAGGTGCAATGCCGATTGGTTTATGAACAGAACTAAAGATTAGGAGAATTTTTACTATGGCAGAAAAAGTAAAACGCAGTTTATTTGCAACTTTTATTGACGTTGATCCGGGGTATGAGGATTGGGCGCTGGTAGGAGAGGGGGTAACCACAGCAACGATTGAATATAACCCTGAGATCAGTGAGGAAGTGTATATCCACCAGGACAGTGCCACGGCAGAGATCGAGAGATATGGCCCAAAAATGCCGTTGAAATCGAAAGCGGTTTTGGGTGACGATGTTTTCGACTATGTGGACGGGTTGCGGATCAATCAGGCTGTGTTGAATGACGCTCACACCCAGGTGGTGAATGTGTGGTTGTACAAGCCGGTGTCCGGACAGGCCGACACTTATGAAGCTGAATTGCGGGATGCAACGATTTCGATTGAAAGTTTCGGCGGTGATGGCGGACAGACGAACGAGATCGATTACACGATCCATTATCGCGGCGACCCGGTATTGGGTGAATTTAACATCGACACGTTAACGTTTGACGATGGTTCGTCTCCGTAGTCCGCAGCTGTGAAAAGCTGGGCCGAAGCTAAAAAAAATAAACAAAGGAGCCTATATGGATAGTATTCGCATTGATACCGGCGGGGTACGCCTGATGGTGAATGGCGATCCGCAACGGGTGATTGCATTCAATCCGCATGATGTGGTGTTTGCTGAACGCTTTTATGCGTTGCTGGGCGAATTTAAGGGCGCTGAGCAGGATTTTTTGGAGCGTGCCCAGGCACTGGACGCGGTCACTGAAAAGGATGACGCGGGATTACCCGTGAACGCTGGAGAGCGCATCAAGTTGATCCGAGAGATTTGCGAGTGGACGCGTGAAAAGATCGATGCGGTGTTTGGGAAAGGCACTGCACAGGCTGCCTTTGGCGACTCGATGAGCCTGGATATGTTCGGACAGTTTTTTGAAGGGGTGACACCCTACATCGAAAAAGAGCGCAGTAAAAAGATCAGCCAATACAGCAAGGTTGTGAAGGACCGGAAAGACATCGAAGACAGTAAGCGCGTGATGGAGTAAACCCTGTGAACATCCTGACCGACCAACTGCCGACTGCGATCAGGGTGAATGAGCGCATCTATGATGTGAACAGCGACTTTCGCGACTGTTTGCGGATTATCCTGGCTTTTGAAGACCCTGACCTGGCACCGCTCGAAAAACAGCTTGTGCTGCTGGAAAATTTATATACAGAACCGGTGGCGCCGGGGGATACCGCGAAAGCGATCAAAGAAGGTGTCCGCTTTTTGGACGGCGGGAGCGATGACGCGGGGGAAGACTGTAAAAAACCGCGTCTTTACAGCTTTGCGAAGGACGCTGGACTGATCTTTGCCGCGTACCAGCAGACGCACAAGATCGACTTGCAAAATACTGAGTATCTGCACTGGTGGCAGTTTATGACGCTATTCATGGATTTAGGCGAGAGCACGGTTTTTTGCAGCCTGGTGGGCTTGCGTAAACGGGTCAAAAGTGGCAAGGCGTCGAAGGAAGAAAAACAAATCGCCAGAGAGATGGGTGACCTGTTTGACGTGCCGGAGCTGGATACCCGTGACCTGGCGGAAAAAGAACTTGAGCGGATGTTTGTAGACCAGGTGAAAGCGGCCCGTAAACGGAAAAAGAAGGAGCGCGATGGAACAAGGGTATGACGGCGAAGTTGTAATCAAGGCGCGCATCGATGAGAGCGGGATCAACAAGGGCACGGAAAAGATCGGAGATGCGATAGCCGATGAGTTTGGCGCGATGGGCCAGACTGCGGAAGCTGGAACAGCAGCGGTCGGGAAGAGCTTGGTGAGCTTATTACCGGCTGCGAAGGGGGTTTTTGGTAAGATAACGGCTGCGGTTGGCGCGATCAATCCGGCGCTGCTGGCGGTGGGCGCCGGTATGTTAGTCCTGGGCAGCGTCACGGTTAACGCTTTCAAGGGGGTGATGGGGGTGATACAGACCGTCAAAGATAAATTGTTGCAACTAGCGAAGACGATTATCACATCTGTTAGGTCAACTATCGAACGCTTTGTGTCAACAGTGAAAAATGTGGTGACTTCGATTGCCCGATATCTATTTACCCAGTTGGTATCCGCGATCACAAAATTTACCAAGAATGTTATCGCGTCGGCAGCGGAAGTTGACCAGTTGAAAGGCTCATTTACTGAGTTAAACGCGACAGTGAGGACACTGGGGACTGATCTTGTATCACTGTTTATCCCACAAATCCAGACCACGATAAACTGGTTGGTGAACTTGCTGAATATCATTCGCCAGGTAATTGCGGCACTAAAGGGGCAAACCAGTTATACCAAGGTTGTAGCCGATGAATTAGGAAAGGCTGGTGGCGCGGCGGAGAAAGCGGCTGGCGCTCTGGCAGCGTTTGACGAAATCAACGTGCTGCAACAACCGGGCGGCGCTGGAGGCGGCGGGGGCGGTGGATTGGGTGAAGAGGAAGTACCGATTGATCAGGAATGGATCGACCTGGCGGGCAGGATCGCCGCTGCCTGGGATGTGGTAAAACAAAAGTTTCTTGAATTGTGGGCGGTGATCGAGCCATTTCGGAATTTTATCAATCAAACTGCAGACGATTTCAAAACCAATTTCCTGACGCCGGTCAGCGAGTGGGTGCTGGGGCCTGGCTGGGATGAGTTCATTCGGATCACGGATGAGCTGATGCAAAACTCGGACTGGGACGGGCTGGCTGATTCGCTGAATCGCTTTTATGCCGCAGTGGCTAAATTGACGATTGGAGTATTCCAGGGCCTGCTGACTTTTTATGATCGGTTCTTGCGCCCGATTACTGAGTGGACGGTGAATGAGGGACTGCCGCGGTTCCTGGATTCACTATCTGATGCGGTTGAGGATATCGACTGGGAATACCTGAATGAGCAGTGGGGGTTATTCCTGGACGCGTTGACCGAGTTTACGCTGTTGAACCTGGATAATTTGCTGTGGTTCGTTACCGAGATATTGATCCCGATTGGCAAGTGGACGATTGACGAGGTAGTACCAAGGTTCTTCCATACCCTGGCAAGCGTGCTGCGGATTCTGACTGCTGTGTTAGAGGCGCTCAAACCACTGTGGTTATGGTTCTTTGATGAGGTTCTGGCGCCAATGACCGGCTGGGAAGCGGATACTTTCCTGGACTTCTGGGATTTGCTTAACGAAAAGCTCGACACGCTCGCGACCTGGTTGGAGGACAACCCGGACAAGATCAGGGAATTTTTTATTATTGTTCTTGGGCTGGGAGTCACGGCTTTTATGCTGTTAGCTATAGCTCTTGCACCGGTGGTATTGCTATTTGGATTGTTAGCACTTGCGATTGCTACTGCTCTGCTTCCCCTGGCTGCGATTATTGTCTATATTACGCTGGTTATTGCTGCGATCTGGTTGTTGGGTTATGAAATTGGGAAGCTGGCGCACATGGTTTATAACAAAATCCAGGAGATGAAAGAGAACTGGGAGGGTTTCATGGAAGGCGTCAAGACAGCCATCCGAGTGGCCGTGGATTATGTTAAGAACAAATGGGATGAATTAAAGACAGCATTCAAGGCTGAGGGGATAAAAGGCGCGCTTAATGTTGTGATCGGGTGGATAGAGAATTTTGTAAATATCGCTATCAATGGGATTAATGCGTTAATTGATCTGCTAAATAACTTCAGTATCGATATCCCAGCGATTGAGATTGCTGGCCATGTTATTTATGGCGGTGGTTCTATCAGCCCGTTCAATTTCACACATAAAGCGGGGATATCAATACCTCGCCTTGCCCAGGGCGCAGTGATTCCACCCAACAGCCAGTTTTTGGCGGTGTTGGGTGATCAGCGATCGGGGCGCAATATCGAAGCTCCGGAAGATTTACTGCGCGAGATCATACGCGAAGAACTGGATGGTATGGGCGGGCAGGATGTAACGATCAAGTTTGCCGGTTCACTGAGCCCGTTAATTCGGGAGTTGAAGCCCTACATTGACCGGGAAGACAGGCGCGTTGGGGTTTCTATGGTGCGAGGGATTTCATGAGCAAATTAATTATGATCGATGGGAAGCGCTATGATGTACCGATCGTCAAGCTGGATCACTCGGCAGAGTTTTTATACAAGTATGCAGAGCGAACTGTGGACGGCGTGCTGCACAGTGAAATGATCGGCGTTTATTTTAATTACCAGGTAGTGTTTGGGAAAAACAATGCCAACCCGACTGAGTATAAAAAACTATATGACAAGCTGACCGAGCCGAGTGAGTTTCACAGCGTGCAGGTCCCGACCATCGAAGGGGAACACGCTTTTGAAGCCTATTTCTCAAATATCAAGGACACTTTTGTCCGCATCAAAGGTGATAATCGCTATTTCAAGGGGCTTTCGGTGAACATCATCGCCCGGAGACCTGCGAGGCAATGACCGGCTGATGATAACTTACCCTGAAATAGTGTTTGAAAACGTGACTTTTGGCGCTGAGGACATTCGCGATTGTACGATTGTTGAGGATTTTAATCCGCTGGCGATCACTGTTCCGATCAACACAATGGACTTGACGCTGTACAGCGATGCGGGTGGGTTTACGATCATCAACCCTTCGGGGGTGTACGAGCCGCTGTTGACGCGGCAACCCATGGCTGTTTATATTAACATCGATGGACAACGGCACTTTGTCGGCCAGTATTTCATGGATGTTTGGGAAAACCAGTCTGAAAACCTGATCAGCCTCACGTGCATTGACGCTTTGGGACTGCTGGACAAGGATGATTACAAGGGCGGGTTGTGGCTGACCCCGATCAAAGCGGGCGTGATCCTGGATGACATCTTTGCGCAAGCCGGACTGGACGTAATGATCGACGACCAGGTTTATGATGTGGAACTGACCGGCTGGTTGCCTATCATGAAATATCGTGCAGCAGTGCAGCAAGTGTGTTTTGCTGCTGGCGGGTATGTGCGCTCAAGCCGTCAGAGTGTGGTTAAGATCGGCAAGATGGGTTTTATCTCTCAAAGGCAAGCTGGGGTGCGCACTGGCGTGGCAGGTGTAGGACAAAGCCGCGTGTATCAGATGCGCTGGCGGGGTAATGTGATGATCTCATTTGAGGGAACCGGCATTGCGACCACTGGCATCAAAAGTGGTGTAGCTTCTGTGGGCCAGAGCCAAACGTATCAGAGACGATGGCGGGCAGCGCAATGGGAGGGTACTGAGTATTACCGGGAGGTGATGAACAGTGAGCAGGGCGCTGATCGAGTGCTTACATTGCGTGAGAAAGTCACTGGCGTAGAGATTGTTATGCATGATATTACACCAGGCGATGGGGAGCGTAAGCTGTTTGAGGGAACTCTGGCAAGCGGTGTTTACCCTGTTGAATTCAGTCAACCGATGCACACCCTGACAGTTGAAGGCGCGACCATTGTTGAAAGCAGTGC